CTAAACAAAGTACAGGACCTGCTCTTCAAAAAGAAAAAGTAAGACAAGAACAAAGAGACATAATTAGAGCTAACTTAGCTAAAGAATATTCAGGTGCAGCAATATCTGATAAAGAATTAGAAAATATTACAAAGTTAGCACCTAAAGCTAGTGATACTGTTATGACTATGCAAGCAAAAAGAAGTGCCCTTAAAATGCTTCAAAAAAAATCTATGGGTGGTTCTATGAAAAAAGGTTACGGCCAAGCTAGAACATCAGGTATGGGATTAGAAGATGAATCTTTGGTTCCAGGTAAAGGTTACGAATACATTAAAGATTTAATTTAATGAACTATGGCTACATCAGGTACAACATCCTTCGATTTAAACATCGATGATATCATTGAAGAAGCATATGAGAGATGCGGGATACGTACTAATAGTGGCTATGATCTAAGATCAGCAAGAAGAAGTTTAAATCTATTACTTTCCGAATGGGGTAACAGAGGTGTTCATCTTTGGAAAGTTACTCTTAAAGAACAACTACTTGTAGCAGGTACAGCAACTTACGCAACACCTACAGATTGTAATGATGTACTTGAAGCTTATATTTCTACAGGTGCAGGTATCGGTGCATCCATCACAGATGTATCATTAACTAAAATAGATAGATCAGCTTATGCAGGTTTACCTAACAAAGGTGCTACAGGACAACCTTCACAATATTATGTGAATAGACAAACTAATCCTACAGTGACTTTATATTTAACACCTGATGCTTCAACTTATACTTATGTAAAATATTATTACATTGGTAGAATAGAAGACGCAGGAGCTTATACAAATCAAGCTAATGTTGTTTATAGATTTTTACCTTGTATGTGTGCGGGTCTAGCTTATTATTTATCTATGAAAAAAGCACCGGCAAGAACACAAGAATTAAGATTAATTTATGAGGACGAGTTACAAAGAGCATTAACAGAAGATGGTCAAAGAACTTCTACTTATATCTCACCTCAAACTTTCTATGGAGATGGAGTATAATGGCATACGCAAGCGGAAAACGATCACAGGCTATATCAGATAGATCAGGACAAGCATTTCCTTACACAGAAATGGTAAAAGAGTGGAATGGTTCTTTAGTACATATATCTGAATACGAACCTAAGCATCCACAACTTGATCCGCCATATCACAAGCCTGATGCGATTGCTTTACAAAATACTAGATCACAAAAATTTCAACAACCTACTGACATTAGTGGTGTTTATGCTGATTCAGGTGGTACCGTGGTTGGTGTAGCTAATCTAACACTTCCAGGTGAATTTGCTTTTTTATCTAATGGTATGCAACCTGATAATGGAGCAGAACAAAATAGAAGAAGACAAATTTTAATGCAATTAAATAGTGTAACAGTGGTAATATCATAATGGCTATATCATATTCAAATTTTTTAACTCAAGTAAGAAACTACACTGAAGTAGATAGTAATGTTTTATCAGATACTATCCTAGATCAATTTATTAGAAACATAGAATTAGATATTGCAGGTAAAGTAGATTACGACGATATTAGAAAATATGCTACGTCTACATTTACATCAGGAAATAGAGCCGTTAGTATGCCTAATGATTGTATCGTAATAAGATCAGTGCAAAGCATTAATGGTTCAACAAGAACTTTTCTAGAAAAGAGAGATACAAGTTTTATATCAGAGTACAATAGTACAGGTGCAACGGGAGAGCCTAAGTATTGGGCAAATTGGAATGAAGAATATATCATTGTAGCTCCTACTCCAAATTCAGCTTATACTGTTCAAGTAAACTATATAAAAGATCCACCGCATTTTACTTCTACGAACACAACTTATTTATCAATTAACCAAGAACAATTATTATTATATGGAGTATTAGTTGAAGCTTACGGTTTCTTAAAAGGGCCTACTGATCTTTACAGCGTGTACAGTAAAAGGTATGATGAGAGTATGCAAGCTTTCGCTGTTCAACAAATGGGCAGAAGAAGAAGAGCAGAATTTGACGATGGTGTACCTAGACTTAGAGTCGAATCACCATCACCATAATATTAATATTAAGGAGACATTAAAATGGCAATAACAACAAACGCAATAGCTAGTTCTTTTAAAAAAGAATTACTAGAAGGTAAACACGATTTTACCGCATCAACAGGAAGTGCATTCAAGTTAGCAATGTATAACTCAAATGCAGTATTGGGTGCATCAACAACATCATACACAACTGGTTCTGAAGTTACTTCACCAGCAGGTTATACTGCAGGTGGTAAAGCACTAGTAAACACTGGTACTTCAGTTTCATCAAGTGTAGCAATAACTACATTTGGTAATTTATCATTTACTAACGTAACATTAACTGCAAGAGGTGCATTAATTTACAATACATCAAACTCTAACTCAGCTGTTGCTGTATTAGATTTCGTTTCTGATAAAACTGCGACTGCTGGAACATTTACAATTCAGTTCCCAGCTTACACAACGAGTGCAGCTATATTGAGAATATCTTAAACTAAAAGGAGGTGCCTGCTATGGCAAACATTATTAATTTGTTTTACATAGCGGGTCTTCCGTTTGACCTAGGAGCGTTCTATGGCTAGTACATGGAATACTGGTTTTTGGGGTCAGAATAACTATGGTGATCAATCAAACGTCACTGAACAACCAACAGGTTTTTCTTTATCATCAACATTAGGTTCTATTTCTATTACAGCAGAAGTTAACGAAGGTTGGGGTAGATTAACTTGGGGTGAAAACGCTTGGGGTGTAGGTGGAGATGTTATACTTCAAGGTCAACAACTAACTTCATCAATTAATTCAGTTACACCACAGGCAGGAGCTAGTGCACAACCAACAGGAATAAGTGCATCATTCTCATTACCTGGAACCGTTACATTTGATATTGGTGCTCTTGTTATTCCAACAGGAATTTCTGCAACATCTACGGCAGGTTCTCCTACATTATTAGGAGATGCTAATTTATCCGTAACAGGTTCTTCTGCAACTACAGACATAGGTTCAGTAACAGTAGACGCTAGAATTGAAACAGGTTGGGGACGAGGTACTTGGGGTAACAGAGCTTGGGGAGATGCTTATTCAGTTTTAGCTCAAGGACAAGAATTAACTTCAGCACAAGGTACAGTAGTACCAAGAACAGACGTATCTGTTACAGCTGCTTCTCAACAATTACTAACAATTACTCAAGGTATATCATCAATTCAAATTGATGCTAATTTATTTGTATTCGTAGGTGAACCTGGACTATCTTCTAACCAAGGAACTACAACCGAAATAGGAACAGCTAATTTAACTTTAACAGGAATACCTGCAACACTTTCTCAAGGAAATACTATAGGAGGCACAATACAAGAAGTACCTGTAACTATGTTTGGAATGTCCTTAAGTTTAGGGTCAATTTCACTAGTACAATCTACTAATGAACCTGTAACAGGTCAGGCTATGACTTTAGGCCTTGGCACACCTGCAGAAATACCACAACAAATAGTAGGGGTTACAGGGCAACAATTAACAAGCGGAATTGGTTCTGTAACTATTACGGGTACTGCTAATATTAGTTTAACAGGGATAGCATTGACATCTAATATTGGTTCGCTTAATATTACGGCATGGGCAGAGATTGATTTAGGTGTAAACAATGTTTGGACCGAAGTTGATCTAGCTGCATAACAATGGTAAAATAAAAACATATGGCATCATCTTATAATACAATTGGTTTAGAACTAATGGCTACTGGCGAAAACGCTGGTACATGGGGATCGAAAACAAATAGCAACTTAGATTTAATTCAACAAGCTATCGCAGGTTATGAAGCTGTAACAATTACAGACTCAGCTACAACTGCTTTAGTAATGTCAAACGCTGCATTATCAAATGCACGTAATATGGTAATTAAAATTGCATCAATTACTTTAACAGGTGCAACAACAGTTACAATTCCAAATGGAATAGAAAAATTTTATATTTTTGACTTAACTGCAGTTACAGGAGTTACAAACTTAACAATTAAAACTGCAAGTG